TATATATATAAGAATACCAATTGGATAGATACAAACAACGAACAAACAGTCGTCATCAGTCCCGAAGATGGGCAGATATCCGCATCAAGTCATATCACTGCGGGCGGCAATATCCGACAATATATAACTACTAACAATAATGAGTTTTATTCTAATACTGTTTTTCATCGCAATTTAACTTTCGGAGATGATGCCATATCTCCCACTCCCAATACAATAAATAATTACGCCGAATGTGTGGGTGATTGGCGCCCCAACTCTACGGAAGCGTACGATTTGGGCAGAACTCCCACGAGCAGTCCCGGCAGTGGATTCCGACGATGGAGAAGTCTATATCTTAAATCCACAGCAGAAATGGCTCATTTATCTGCATCCTCGGGCGCGCAGATTACAGGCACGTTGGACGTTCGAGGACCACTAGATGTCTCAGGTTCAACTAGGTTTGGAAACTTAAGCAGCGACAATCATATTTTTACCGGAAGCGTCATCCTCACCGGATCGCCAACACCGTTCCGCATTTCTAGTGACACTCACACAGATGTGCTAACGCTTAACGGCAATGCATGGGAAGTCAGTGGTACAATGTCGTGGTCCCTCCCGGCATCTACCAGCGAATTTGTATTCACTAAGGGCGTCACGGGGCAAAAGGTCATGGCGGTCACGGGAACGACTGTGCAGATCGGCGCCGCCAACGGCGCCAACATCAACGCCACCCTCAATCTCGGGAACGATACGTCTCCCATTAGCGCCGACGACACCACTATTCAGTGGTTTATTGGGAGCACGGCGCGCTACCTAGAGGGGGTAGATAATGATGACGGGGATAGTTATTCTTTCCAAGTGGGAGGCACCGAGCTGGCAGGAGGCAATGAGAACGTCTATGAAATCGATACTGCTGGATATTGGGAATGGGGTATTAACTCCGTCGTTGCTTGGGGCGCCCCATATGAGAGCGGAATGTCCACGAGCATCGATGCGCGAGGAAAGACATTTGTTTTGGTGGGAAATGGAATGCGTCCAACGGGACCCTCCGTCACTATATCATCTATTCATCACGTCCCTAAGCAGGGACAACAGATCGTACTTCTCTGTGACCCAGACCTGACTCTCAATGCTGGAGTGTTTGTTATTGCTGCTCATGACGCTGCGCTTGCCGGCAAAATGATTTTAAGTGGGGCGGTTGATTTCGAAATGCGACCCGGCGCCACCCTTTCTCTGGTATCTTATGAGGATAACTGGTATGAGACGGGAAGGAGTAATCCGACATAATGGGCGCTGGTCACATTCGCAAAGAGGATTTTCGAAACGCACTGGTGTCTCTGGAGGTGCCCTACCGCAACGAATATATGGGGAAGTGTCTCGTCGTACACCTTTTGGACAAGTATGGACATGAAACTGGCGGAATTATGATGGCATCACGGGAAGAGGAAGAGATAAGGGAAGAGGTAAGAGCACTGTGCGAGAAGTATAATCCTCAAAAAGTGTTGGAAGTTGGATTTGGCATGGGATTTACGGCGACGCAATTTCAAGAATGCGGAGTGAAGAAGCATGTGATAGTAGAGGCAAATGCTCAAATGGCACGAGATGCACGGGTCTGGAAAGAGCGATACCCCCACCAAGATATTGAAATTATTGAAGAGTTTTTACAGGATCATATATATAAGGAAGAAGATTATGATTTAATTTATGACGATAGATATGACCTGTTGCACAAAAACAAGGACCTGCGTGCCACATTACACTCCCAAGGGTTCATCGGGAGAGAGGGTGGAGGCACCTTTCCATGCTGGAAAGTTATAAGAGATAGGGGCAATAAGGAATAAACTTAGAGTTTAGCACTTTTAATAACTATTTACTGGGAGATAGATCTTTGTATATGAGGAGACGTGTATGTCATCAAATAATATGTTAAAACAAGCGATTATCGATGCAAACGCTTTGCGCGAGATCGCGCTTAAGAATGCGGAAGCAATTGTCGTAGAAAAATATTCTAACCAAATCAAAGAAGCGGTAGATAGTATGTTGGAACAGGAGGACGAACTCCTAGATGCGGAATTGGATGTAGTGGACACTGGAGAGGCAGATGCCGAAGTCCCCCTATCTCCGTCTGGGGTGGACGATCAAGTCACGCTCGCCGCTGTGGATGGGGAACGACTTTGCCCATGCCCGGACAAGACAGATACTATCGAAATTAATTTTGACGAACTGCAAGACATGATGCAGCAACTAGAAGACGGTCCCGAAGGGGCAGCGGAAATGGAAATTGAAGATGCGGAAACGCTCCCTGAACCTACCCCCGAAGAAGTCCTCGATGATGATGAAGAGATGATGTTTGAGTTGGACGATCTCATAAACGAAGTAGATAACATGGGAATGCCTGAAGATGTAGAATCCCAAGAGGCAGAAGAACATGCTGCCGAACTCGCCGAAGAGGATGAGCACGAAGAAGATATTCATTATGACGACGCCGCCAAAGATGATTGGGCGCATATTAAAGCACTTGCTAGAGATGCCCACGATGATCGGGAGCACCGAGACGACGGCGAAGAAGACGAAGAAGATCGAGATCGCCATCGTGACGCCGCTGAAGATGATTATGCTCACATCCGTGACTTAAAGCGAGATGCTAAAGATGATCATCGGGAAAGAGAAAGGTATATGGAGTCGCTCCGACGCACCAAAAAGATTCTCAAGGAGAACACCACTCTCACTAAAACGAATTCACAAATGCTTACCGAAAATAAGCAACTCTTACGAGATAATACAGATCTTAAAAGTCTGTTGAAGAAACTTTCCGGCACCTTGGAAGAGGTAAACCTCTCCAACGCCAAACTAATTTATACGAATCAGGTTCTTAATAGTGCCTCCTTGAATGAGCGACAAAAACAACGTATTGTCGAGTCTATTAATAGTGCCGATTCAGTTGAAGCAGCGAAGTCTATCTATGAGACGCTTCAGAGCGCGGTGGGATCCTCTCTTAAATCGAGAAAAGATCCACAATCACTAAGCGAAGCCATCACTAGAGGAAAGGCGACGATGCTGAGACAAAAACAACAAAAAGCAAAGCAAGATCCTCATATTAATCGTATGAAGAAACTTGCAGGCATTAATTAATTTCATTTAAGGAGGAAAAACACAATGTCTATTTTAGAAAAATTGACTGAGGGTATCGTTGATCGTGACCTCAGCCGAGAGAATCACGCTCTTCTCGATAAGTGGGAAAAGACTGGTCTTCTCGAAGGTTTGGAGGACGCCACTAAGCGTAATGCTATGGCAGTTCTTCTCGAAAACCAAGCGAAGGAACTTCTTCGGGAAAGCACATCCAGCATGGCTGGTGGCGATGTCGAAGGTTTCGCAGCGGTAGCATTTCCTATCGTTCGTCGCGTATTTGCAGGTTTGATTGCAAATGATTTAGTGTCGGTCCAACCGATGAGTCTGCCTAGCGGTCTTATCTTCTTCCTGGACTTTACATTTGGTGGCACTAACACCGATGGCGGGCCTCGTCTGGGGCAAGCGGTAGGTGATTCACTGTACGGTGGTGGAGCTGTTGGTTCCCAAATCACTGGTGGTGTCTCGTTGACAGGTGATAACACGTCCAAGTCGTTTTACAACTTGAACAATGGTTATTCATCTCCGACGGGTTCCGATGCCAGTGTAACTGCTGTTGCTTTAGCATCAGGCACTATTGGCGGGTCAACCGCGATGGACGCCCTGTGTGCAGAGTTGTGTCAGTATGATCCTGATATTGCTTCAGGTACTAGCGTTGCGATTGCTACAATCGATGCCTCTCCAGGTAACGATTTGGCACAATTGAATTTTGATGATTTGATTACTATCACCATGGAAGGGTTAGGCGGAGTTACTCCTACTACCAATGGTCGACAAGCACGACGATTATCACAATTGAGTGGCACTTCTGAAACATCCATTTTGGTTGTGAATGTCGCTAGTGGGTCTGAAAGTGCATGGGATCTTCAAGTTGCCTTAACTACGGCACAAGAAACAACCTATGCCATGGTCGATGATTTCGTCGCAGGCGGCGCTCTTGGTTCCATCCAAGGTGATGCATTGTGGGGATTGGAGAATAATCCTGATATCCCAGAAATCGACATCAAGGTCGACAGTGTGGCTGTAACGGCAAACACCAAAAAATTGAAAGCAAAGTGGACCCCTGAATTGGGACAAGACTTGAACGCTTATCACAACCTCGATGCCGAAGTTGAATTGACAAGCATTCTGTCTGAACAAATTGCTCTCGAAATCGACCAAGAAATCTTGGAAGATTTGGTTAAAGGTGCACGAGCTGGCGTTTCTCATTGGAGTCGACGTCCTGGTAAATTTGTAAATCGAAGTACTGGCGCGTCCATTGCTCTCGAGCAGGATCCAGGCGATTTCACCGGGAACGTGTCGGAATGGTATGAGACTCTTCTCGAAACCGTTAACGACATCTCCGCTCAAATTCATCGTAAGACGCTTCGCGGTGGTGCAAACTTCTTAGTTTGTGGTCCCGAGGTATCTAACATTCTTGAGTTTACCGCTGGTTTTAAAGCACGCGTAACTCATGATGATGATAAAGGCACTGGTGGCGCTATAAACGTCGGCAACATTTCCAAGAAGTGGGATGTCTATGTAGACCCCTATTTCCCACGTAATGTCGTCCTCGTTGGTCGCAAAGGTAACTCTTTCTTAGAAAGCGGTTATGTTTACGCTCCTTACGTTCCGTTGCAAGTGACTCCCACGATCTTCGGCGTTGAAGATTTCGTACCCAGAAAGGGTGTGATGACTCGCTACGCTAAGAAGATGGTGCGTCCTGATATGTACGGTTTGGTTATCGTAGAAGACTTGTTAGGTTAAGACCTTCTAGTTCTTTAGACAACTAACTTTAAGAAAAGAGTCTTCATATTGATTATGGAGGCTCTTTCTTTTTTTAAAAAACTAATTACTTTGTACAATCTTTAGCATGGAGGAAAGAACGTGGCAAGTACAGCACCCCCCACTTTATCACCGATCTCAAACTCTAGTCTGGTCGCGCTGCCCCCAACGGGTTCCAAGGCGTTAGTTACAGGCTCTCTTCCTTTCGGGGTATATACGAGTGCGGATTTTATTTCCGGCGCCGTAGACCAAGTGGCCTACGTGTATCGCAAACTCGGAGGGGAAGTTCTAGATATAGAACTCACTGCTAACCAAGTGTACACTGCCTATGAGGAAGCGGTATTAGAATATTCCTATTTAGTTAACATCCATCAATCCAAAAATGCACTTTCCGATCTGCTGGGACAACCGACAGGCACGTTTGATAGCGACGGAGAACTCCAAGCGGGAACTCTCACCACTGCACTGAGTGGCACCGGCGCCGAACTGCGCCTCCCTAAATTTGCCTTTGCTTATGGAAAGCGCGCTGCCATGGGACTATCCGAGAAGGCAGGAGTGGGAGGGGATAATAGGTTCTATACTGCCTCCTTCGCCACCCAAGACAAGGTACAAGATTATAATTTGCAATCTATTATCTCTGCCAGTGCAGCATCTGGGAGCGTTCCTTACAGTAATATTGACAGGGATCATCGCATTAACATTACCAAAGTTTATTATAAGTCGCCCCGTGTAATGTGGCGATTTTATGGATATTATGGAGGGATCAACGCTGTAGGGAACATGTCGACCTATGGTCAATATGCTGACGATAGCACGTGGCAAGTAGTCCCTGTGTGGCAGAATAAACTTCAGGCAATGGCGTATGAGGATGCGATGTATACCCGCATCTCGCACTATTCCTATGAGTTGAGAGATAATATTCTGCGGGTCTTCCCCGCTCCCGGTCCCTATGACTTTAAGACAATGTGGATTGAATTCACAGTGGAGGAAAATCCCATCCTTGACAAACCGGGGATGAATACTGGTACGAAGGGGGTGAACAATATGAACACTGTTCCCTTCGCCAACATTCCTTATAAAAATATCAACTCTATTGGAAAGCAATGGATTCGACGCTTTGCCCTCTCGATAGCGAAAGAGATGCTCGGACTCACGCGCAGCAAATTCGCCACCATCCCCATTCCAGGTGAAAATACTACTTTGAATGGACCCGCCCTTATTCAGAGTGCTAAAGAAGAACAAATAGCACTTCGAGATGAATTAAAAACGGTCTTGGATGAACTAACTTATGTGGAGTTAACTGGGAAAGACTCTACTATCGCCGCCAATACCGAGACATTGTTGGCGAAGATACCTTTAGCAATATATCCCGGATAGGAGGATGAAGAGTGGCGAGCAATGTTACATGGACACAACCAACTAATCCTCCTCCACCCCTATTTACAGGAGCTAAAGAGCGGGATTTTGTAAAACAAGTTAATGACGAGATTATTGAGCGCGTCATTGGCCAAACTATTCTGTACTATCCGGTGAGTTTGGAACACACCAACTTCCACCCTCTTTATGGGGAGGCAATTCACAAGAGTTTCCTCTCCCCCGTCAAAGTAAATGCTCTCATTAGTTGGGAAGGTCAGGAAACTACCACCACTAACTATGGGATTGACCGTCGCTCCAAGATTACCATCCACTTCCATAACCGACGCCTGACGGAAGATCAAGATTTAAAGGTGCAGGAAGGAGATTTCATTCTATACGGGCGCCTTTTTTATGAAATAGTTAAATTAAACCAACCGCGCCAACTCTTTGGACAAGTGGAGCACAAACTGGAACTTTCGGCGGAGTGTATTCGCGCTCGAGACGGGGTGTTTCAAGGCGCGCCGCTTCCGAAAGCAGGAATTCCCAAATATCAACTGGCCCAAGAGGCAGTGCAGAATGTATGCGTCCTCACCATTCCCGATGACTGCAAAATATGCGTTCCTAAAATCTCCGCCGCACAAGTAGATTCTTTAGATTATCGCACCCTCGAAGAATTTGTGGCAGATCCGTGCAAATACATCGGGTATCAATTCTATTTGACTGATGCGGGACCATCTCCTGTGGGGGATTTCACTATTTCTAACAAATGGTACTTTAACGAAAATTGTGTGTGGTATGTAAGTCCATTTTATAACACCGCATAGGGGGAAACACTGCAATGCCTATTGAAGCAGACAAAGAAACTATAATAAATTTACAACCCTCGAATTTAGAGAATATCGACAGTGCTCTCTTTAATTGGGTTAACGACCAACTGAACGTATTCGCCAATTCTAATCGGGGATGGGAAAAGGTACCAGTCATTTGGACATCCGCCGAGCGAGCCTACCAATCGAAGCGCGATAAAGGGTTGCGTGATCGGGAAGGGGCGCTCATCCTCCCTCTCATAACCGTTCAGCGCGTCTCTGTTGATAAAGATTTAGCATTTAAGGGGTCACTACAGTCTAACATTTTTCCGCGTCAAGATTATCGTGGAGGGTCTGTGAACTTGAGTCGTACGATTAATCAAGTGAAGACCAAGAACTTCCAAAATGCTAATTCCAAACAACAGACAGGGCAATTAAATTTCAAGGTCAAGCCCAAGTGTAATCAAGTAGTCTATACTTTCCGCTCCGTCCCAATGCCCGTCTACGTGACCATGATGTATAAAATAATGTTGCGCACTGAGTATCAACAGCAGATGAATGAGTTAATGCAACCCTTCGCCGTAGCAACGGGAGGCATCAATGCTTTCATCTTGCGCGAAGCAGGACATCGTTACGAGGGATTTATGCAATCATCATACTCTCAGGAAAATAATGTAGCAGATATGGCAGACCATGAGCGCAGTTATCAGACCTCTATTGACGTTAAGGTGCTTGGGTATTTGATAGGAGGGGGAGACAACCAAACTACTCCTCAAATTGTAGAAAGAGAGAACGCTGTTAAAGTAAAGCTTCCTCGCGAACAAGTGATTCTGGGGGAGGAGCCCCCATGGGCGAATGGAAAGTATGTTGTATTATAACTTTCAGAAGAGAATAAACAGCATTTGCATTTTTTCAAAACTATTTACTTGAAGAAAAAACCATTAGATGTGAAGAATTTTATGTTCAAATTTTAACAAGGAGAGCACCGTACTATGTCAGTTAATAAATTTAAATTTGTATCCCCTGGAGTCTTTGTTTCCGAAATTGACAATTCTCAACTCCCTGCACTACCTCGAGGGGTAGGACCAGTGGTGATTGGGAGATCCATTAAGGGACCTTGCCTACGACCTATTCAAATTGACTCCTTTTCCGAGTTTGTAGAGACTTTTGGAAATCCCATTTATGGAGGTGGCGCCGCTGATGTTTGGCGCGCCGGACCTAATGTGTCTGCGCCCTCTTATGCGACTTATGCTGCTCAAGCTTATTTAAGAAATCAATCGCCTCTGGTGTTTGTGAGATTGGCTGGGATCGAAGACCCCAACGCCACGGCGGGTGGTAAAGCAGGATGGCAAGCAAATGGCGATGCCATGTCTACCTCCATGGCAGGAGGGGCCTTCGGACTCTTTCTCATCACTTCAGGCACCAGTGCTACCAACTTAGGGACAGGATCCCTTGCTGCTATTTTTTATGGACGAACCGGAGCGATCTCCCTCAGTGGCACTCTCTTGGATGACACCACCGGAGAAGGCACGGCAACATTATTTAAATCCACCGCCAAAAACCAATTTACCGCTGTGGTTAAAAACGACTCCGGGGTCGCGACGGAGAAGATTGTTTTCAATTTTAACGAGAACAGTAAACTCTTCATTCGTAATGTTTTCAACACCAACCCCACTCTCGCTAATACGGACACTAATGTGACTCTCGCTGATAACCTTAAAACTTATTGGTTAGGGGAAACTTTCGAGCGTAATGTGACGGACTTGGCAGGGAACGGCGAGACGAATCCCACCGGATATGCTTGCATTCTAGGACTCGATTCTGGTTCTGTCATGCAACACATCCAACGAAATCCAATGGCCAATACGCGCACCGGATGGTTCTTCTCTCAAGATTTGGGAACCTCCAGTGCTTATGACATTTTGTCCATGCCTAAGTTGTTCCGATTTGTAGGATTGGCAGGTAGTCCATGGACCCAAGATAATCTTAAAATTTCTGTGACGGACATTACTCCTTCTAATAATGTGGCAGTTCCCTTTGGAATGTTTACTATCCAAATTCGCCAAATAAGCGATAGCGATAACACGGTTCAATCTGTAGAAACTTTCCCCAATGTAGATCTTAATCCTAATTCACCCAATTATATTGCGCGTGTTATTGGAGATTCTTATCGCGAGTGGGATAGTTCTACCAAGCAATACCGAACGTATGGCGACTATACAAATAAGTCGCGCTATGTTCGCGTAGAACTAGACTCAGGGGTCAGAGATGCGACAATGGATTCAAAATTGCTTCCATTCGGCGTCTATGGACCCGCACGATTTAAAGGATTTACGGTCGTCAGCGGGGGCACCACGGCGATGGAACTCGGAACTCCGAGTGGCACCGAAGCGGGCGTCAGCGCCGCATCCTATGCATATGTGATTGGTTCAGGATCGATTCCTGACGGCCCAATCGTTCCCACCGATGGGTTTGTATATGGCGGACCGAGTGCTTCAGCATTCACTGCCTCATTCAACTTTCCCGTCGTCCCCACGCGGACGAATAGTGACGGCGGCATCATTACGAATCAGAAAGATGCATGCTTTGGTGCTACCACCAACATGGCAACGAGCAATCGTACCGACCCGAGTATTGTAGATATTGTGAGACGCAAACCAGCGGACAGTCTAGAAGACTTTAGTTCATTGCCTGATGCGCTCGAATATTCCTGGGTCTTTTCTCTGGATGATGTCGAACCCGGATCAGACGGAACTCTGGCAACATGGGTAAGTGGATCTCGTCTAGACGGCGACTCATTTACTGCCATTAGTTCTTCCGCTGGATACAAGGCAGTCCTTGACAACGGATTTAATAAATTTACAACTGTCTTAAATGGCGCCTTCACCGGGTTGGATATCATGGAAAAAGAGCCTTTCCGCAATAGTGGTCTTACTTCTGCTACGGCAGGTACTGACTACGCGTATGCCTCTTTAGATAGAGCAATTGATGCAGTGGCAGACGCCGAGGTGGTAGAGTGTAATATGATTACCATACCGGGACTCACTAAAGATACCCTCACTACGAAAGTGATGGATGTATGTGAGGCACGCGGTGACTCGTTAGGATTAATTGACCTTCCCGGTGGTTATGAACCACCTACGGAAGACGCGGACAAATCGCCATCTGCGCGCCTTGGAACAGTGGATGGTACTATTACCCTCCTTAATAATCGCAACATTAACAATAGTTATGGGTGTACTTATTATCCGTGGTGTCAGGTGACAGATACGGTCACGACTGGCGGATCCCTGTGGGTGCCACCAAGTGTGGTCGCTCTCGGTACTTTTGCGAGCAGTCAGGCGGCGAGTGAATTATGGTTCGCTCCTGCTGGATTTAATCGAGGCGGATTATCCGAAGGAAGCGCCGGTTTGCCGGTGACAAATGTAAGGCAACGCCTCAACTCTTCCGAAAGAGATGCCCTTTATAATGCCAATATTAATCCAATTGCACAATTTCCTGCTGAAGGGATTGTTATCTTTGGACAAAAGACATTGCAAGTCACCCAATCCGCATTAGACCGCATCAATGTGCGACGACTGATGATTTACGTAAAGAGAGAAATCTCTCGCATGGCAGCGACCCTACTGTTCGATCAGAATGTTACTGCTACATGGAATCGCTTCTTGGGCAAGGCTAATCCTTTCCTCGGAAGCATCCAGACGCGAATGGGTCTGACGGACTATAAGGTGGTCTTGGATGAAACGACCACCACGCCAGATTTGGTGGACAGAAATATCTTGTATGCAAAGATATTCTTGAAGCCTGCACGTTCAATTGAATTTATTGCTTTGGATTTTGTTATTACGAAGTCAGGTGCAAGTTTTGAGGATTAAAATTTAAAAACATTTACTATTTATAGTATACTGAGACAAGAGGAGAATTTAAAAGATGCCATTTTGGAAAGACGCACAAGTAGCAGATCCTAAAAGATCGTTTAGATGGGTGCTCTCATTAGGAGTTGCCGGCCTATCTGATAATATCCAATACATTTGTAAGAAGGTTACTAAACCTAAATTAGAAATTGGAGAATCAGAGCACAAATTTCTCAACCATACTTTCTATTACCCAGGAAGTGTAACTTATAACATTTGTAGTGTAACCTTGGTGGATCCTGCAAATCCTCACTCTACACAACAACTTTATAATTTAATTCAAGATTCTGGTTATCAATTGCCTTCGGGCATTAATGATAGCGTGGGCGCCGATTCTCCAATGGCATCCACTATCAGCAAAAGACTAGGAACCGGCGCCATGAATAGCGCTGTGATTCTGATGTTGGATGGCGATGGAAATACAATTGAAAAAACCACTCTCGAGAATCCTTGGATTAAGAGTGTAGATTTCGGTGGTGATTTGGATTATGAAACAGAGGGTTTGATGGAAATTACCATGGAACTCCGGTATGATTGGTTCAACCTTGAAACATTCACGCCCAACGACTAGTCTATAAAAAAATAAGACGAGGTTTTAATGACACAACGAAATAATGAGAAGCGTCTTGGACTGCCCACTTCAGGGGCAGCACAGTCCGCCGACGTTCCATCCCCCATTGTTGCCCCCCAACAATCCCAACCAGACAACAATCTAGCATATGTGGTACCAACTGAATTGGTACCCCTACCGTCTAACGGCGCTCTGTATGAGGAAGACCATCCCTTACATGGTGTGAACGAGATTGAGATGAAAGAGATGACAGCCAAAGAAGAAGATATTCTCACCACACAGTCCTTTATTCAAAAAGGTATCGTGTTTGAGAGACTTCTCCAAAGTTTGATCGTAGATAAATCTATTAAAGTGGGCGACTTGCTGATCGGAGATAAAAATGCTCTCCTCATTGCAGCGCGCAGCAGTGGATATGGAAATATCTATGAGACGCACACCACTTGTCCTGCGTGCGCACACGAACAAGACTTTGGTTTTGATCTCAACGAGTGCCGAGTAACGCATCCGGTTGACTTAGAGACGACTGAGGACGAAGAACTCTCCACCTATGTTTCTGAGGGAACATCGGGACGATACTTCATTACATTGCCCAAGGCAAATGCGACAATGGAAGTGAGGTTGATGACTGGCAAAGAGGAGACTGCTTTCGCCCAAGAAAGAGAAATGCGACGAAAGAAGAAATTACCCGAAACTCCTCTGACCGATCACTTTCGCAAGATTACCCTTTCAGTCAATGGAGTAACCGATACTCTTGCTATTCGACGCTTTGTAGAGTCGATTCCGGCATCTGATTCGCGATTTCTACGTAGAGTATTCGCGAAGATTACCCCCAACATTGAGATGGCGCAGGAGTTCGTCTGCCCAAATTGTGAGTACGAGCAGGACCTGGAGGTTCCTCTTACCGCCACGTTTTTTTGGCCTGACGCCTGAGTATATGGAAGGAGTTTATGAACAGTTTTTCGCTCTCAAATATTATGGAGGGTGGAGCATGTTCGAGGCATACAACTTGCCTATTCAATTAAGAAACTGGTTCGTTCAACGCTTAAGCAAGCAGTTAGATAAAGAAGCGGCCGGGATGAAAGGCAAGAAATAAAAGGGCATTGAGGTGTCCTTTTATTTGTTTAGAGTAACTATTTATTATATTATGGAGGGAGAGTTATGAGTGGTAATAAGAAAGATTTAAGTCCCATGGTCATTGATTTCGCGAAGGCACGCAATGCCGAAGGTAAACTGGATGAATCATGGTGGTTGACTTTTGGCGCAATGTTGCGCTGGATTATGCCCTCATTATATCGCGGTTCCGCGCTTCCCGTTACCATCAAGGGAAGTCCTGCGGAGGTAGAGAGTTTTGCCAATGTATTGGGTAAAGAGAAGAGATATTTAGATTCATGGAAAAGCAATGGACTAGATAGTCCTCTGACCTATAAAAATAAGGGCATGTTAAACAAGGCGATTAGCGGATTCGAAAGAGTGACAGGACTAAAGTGGCCATTTAGTAAGTAAGGGGAGATGACTGAGACATGGCAAAGAGGGAAGACTTAGAGGCAAGAGCGCAAGCAGCTGCCGCCAAGAAGGATGCGATTAAGCGAAAGGCGCAGCGTAAAAGCAAGCGCGTTGAGGACCTCGGCGACAAGAAGGAACTCAACGAGTTAGCGCAAGCCTACAATGCCGCACTCGCTGAAGAACTGCGCCTCAAGAAACAAATTGCTCAGATTGATGGTGATGCTGCCGCAGCTGCGGGGATACAAGCGCAACTTAATGGTTTGTCCCAAGCAAACGAAACCTTAGAAAAAAGAAATGAAATTACCAAGGCGGGGATTGGACTTCAAGAACAAATGAACGGTCTGGCAGATGGACTCGCTTCTCGGTTCGGCGTCGGAAACTCAGCAATTGCCTCCCAATTTAAACTTTTAAAGAAGAACTATCTTGCTCTTAAGGATGCACACGAAGAGGCAGGCAAAATTGCGCCGGCATTGAGCGCAAGCGCAGACATGGCAATCCAGTTAGGAAAATCTCTTAAAGACGCGTTTAGTTTGATGAATTTGGTAACATCCGCCGCCGATGCTGTATTCAAGGCGTCATTCGAATTGTTTGTCCGGAGTTCGAAGGCGATTGCCCAATTCAATGCGACAGCAGGAGATCTCGGTACCACAGCGCGAGCAGTCGGTCAGGCACTTGATTTGTCTCTGGGCGTTAACATTGAGCACGCTGCACGAGCAGCAGGTGGATTGGCAAGCAGTTTCACCACCTTTACTTCGATGACGCTCCCCCTTCAAAAGAGGTTGATTACTACCTCTGCCGCACTCGAAAGGGTGGGAATCAGTGCTCAAGTGAGTGGCGATATGATGTCCTACTTTACTCAAGCATCTGGAATGGCGTTACCTAAAGCAGAAAAGCAGATGAAAGAGTTGGCAGTTTCCGCTGCTGAGTTTGGTAAGACGCCGGGACAATTCGCCAGCGAGTTCATGTCTGCAACCAAAGTGTTGGCAGCTCATGGTCCCAAGATGATGGATGTGTTCTTAGATCTTCAGTCGGTTGCTAAGGCGAGTGGAATGGAGATGGATGCGCTCTTGGGCATCGCAAATCGCTTCGATACTTTTGATTCTGCTGCCTCGTCGGTTGGAAACCTTAACGCTTTAATGGGCGGCGATTATCTCAACACGCTCGAAATGATGAACATGACTGAGAAGGAGAGGGTCGAGGCACTTAAGAAGTCTTTAGAGATGAATGGTAGAAGTTTCGATCAGATGGAAAGATTTGAAAGAAAAGCAATTGCCGAATCGATGGGTACGGACGAAGCGAATCTCGCTAAGATGATGGGGTATTCCACGCGTGAGAGTAGAAAAGCAGCGCGAGAAGCAAAACGTAAAGCAAAGGAACAGAAGAGTTATAATAAGATGGTACGACAAACCGTCGATATCATGGAAAGTTTATCTAACCTCTTCCAGTCCGTGTTTGCTAAAACGGGATTAATGAAAGCATTTAGTTTCGCCTTCAATACTTTGTTCGACAAGATGAAACCCGGCAGTCCTTTGGGGGATACGGTGCGCAGAGTTACCGATTCTCTTGGCGACTTGATGGCGACCGTCATTGAAGCGGGCGTTCCATGGTTACTCAAGTTTACTGAGGGCGGCGCCAAAGTCATTGACTGGATCTATGACATGGCACAGGCAGTCCAAGAGTTCTTTACGAGCACCGATACCGAGGAGGGTGGATTTCTTAGCGGTCTTAGTGATATGTTTAGTACGGGCGCCACCTCTATGGCGGACACTATTAAGGGGCCTACTTTTAATCCTGTGCGCAAAGCAATTAAGGAGATGTTCATGGACCCGCTGAGTTCGGTGTTGAAGGACATGGGCGACGCCATGCTCAAGAAGGCGAAGAATGATGACACCAATTGGTTAACCGCCAAAGGTCTTGACGCAGTGGGCAATATCTTCACAAGCATGTCCGACGGACTCACCAAAAACGCCAGCAACATGCAGACAGGCGCACAGGAGAGCATCGTGGATCCCATTTCGGATGCTATTGACGATCTTGAAAACAACACACTACAATCACAGTCGCCATCCAAAACATTTATAGCAATTGGGAAATCGATAGTGGATGGATTTAATGAGGGAATGGATCCCCAAGGGTTAACCAAGAGTATGGATGCGATTGTAGACGCCACCAACGCTTGGGCAGATTCCCTTAATCGGGTCGCCGCTGCCGCAAAGAAAGTGGGTACGGGTACCACTGAACTGACGACCACCGCAGCAGGAGGCGCAGCGGGTGGCATTGGCGCGGGATCAAAAATTGTTTTAGAAATAGATGGCGATGTTTTAGGAGAGTACATACTAGATACTGTAAAAGGGCGCGCCAAACGAATATCGTACGGCGTATTATAAGGAGTAAATTAAGATGACAACATTGACAAGCGACATGGACAACTCACTATTTGCGGCCCAACGCGGACTAGGCGCTACGGCGGAGGTAGATGTGCGCGACACGGGAGCGATCCCAGAGCCCACTTTTAAGGTAGCAAGCGACAACTCGGCGCCAAACCAAAACCAGCGTTATGCCGCCTATAATGATCCCTCGGATAGCCTTGCCAACACCCGCAAACATTTCATTGAGATTTACCATATCCCTAGCAAGAAAAATCTTTTTTTTAAAGCGTTCTTAACTACCTTCAAAGATACCTTCAACACTCAATATCATAAAGAGGAGGTATTCGGCCGAATGGATCCCATCGCTACCTTTAAGAGGACAGGGCGCGTTATTACTTTGGGATGGGATGTCCCTGCGAGTGGGATCAACGAAGCAAAAGAAAACATGGCCAAGGCTAACCGCATGGCACAATTCCTCTACCCTGTCTATGACAGCGAAGGAGGGGGAGCGACCACTATGAAGTCGGGACCCATTTTCAAAGTAAAGATGGGGAACCTCATTATGCAACCCGGTCATATGGATCCTGCCGGGCCCGCCAAAGAAAAAGGATTACCAGGAATTATTGAAGGATTTTCTTATACGCCTGATCTTGAGCACGGTGTCTTCGACCCCGGAAAGAAAGGCGAAATCTACCCTAAAATTATGAAAGTGCAGATTCAATTTACGGTCTTGCATGACACTGCTCTAGGTTGGGTAGAAGATGGGCAGGGGAATGTGATTCCACGCAACGAGAGCGGACATCCAACTCGCTTTCCCTATGGCGGTAACAACACTAATGTCGATCTGTCGGGACGAAAGGTGAGCGACCCGCCCTATGTCAAGGAAGCAGACTGGAGAGCGTTTCTAGATCTCCAGACCGATTTGGCAGTGCGCCGAGTCCGTGTTCGGGCAAACCAGATTTTGCAACCTCTGTATGATGCAGAGCAATTCTTAAACTTCTAGGATGGACCTGAATGACTTCACGATATGACAATAGAATGGCAGCCATTAATAATTTGGAAATGTATAAGTCTCTCTTTAAAAAGAGAGGCGTAAAGTTTATCAAACAATATAAGAGTCCTAAAGTATATTATCCTACGGATCGAGAAATGCGCCAATTGAGAGATGTCGATTATACCTGGAAGATGGGAGATCGATTCTACAAATTAGCACATGAATACTATAACGACTCAACACTGTGGTGGATTATTGCATGGTACAATCAGAAACCTACTGAGTCTCACGTCTCTACCGGAGATGTGCTACAAATTCCTTTACCTTTGGATGCGGTGTTGCCACTCTTTATGAGAGGGACCTAGCGTGACAACAGGAAAAGGATCCGACAAAAAAGCAGCAGGAACTCCAAAGGGCGGCAGCGCCATAAACCGCTATGGACTGAGTGCCGAACAATATTATAATAAAGAAATAGAGATATACGAAAAGACTCGTACAACCTGCGAGGATACAGCATCACAACTAGCAGGTGCCGCTCGCGATGAGGCATTTCAAAAGTGTCAAGATGAGTTTTTGGATTCCGCACTCCAAGCACAAAGGCGCCGTGGCATGCCGGCAAAGAGAACGGTAGCAGAGAAGAAGGAGGAGTCTTTAGTTGATCAGGCCGACTTTGCAGCGCGTCTCAAAAGACAGACTCCTCAAAATTATCTCCTTGAAAACTTACGATCCTTCGCAGAATCAGATTTGGCACCATGCCCCCAAGACTTAGAGAACCTCACCTTAGTTTCTCAATATAAAGGAAACCTAGTCAACAAGATTACCACCAGCACCAAACTTGGTCCGCTGATGAACGCTACACCATTTGAACTAAGTCAACTAACCCCCTATTTTAAGATGTGCAAGAAAGAAGGCGCGGAGGGGAAGTTGACCGAATTTCAATTTATGGACAAATTGAACTGGAAATACGACATCCACGAGTCTGCTGGTGGCGGGGGACGAGAAAGAGATATACTGTCCTCCTATGGGCAGGGAGTGGGATTTAAATCCTTTAAGTGGGATACGACAGGCACCAATCTCTTCAGTGCACCACGCACTTTAAGTGCCAACATCTCACTTCACTTTCAATCAGTTAGCGAATTGGCGCAGAGTGCACGCGGCAGTCAAGGAAATGGTCCACGGTGGTGGGACTTGATTGTTCCTCGGCACGACCGACTTGCACCATCCCGAGAGTGCCCTACTGTGGTACCCGAACTGAATGCGTTGTTACGATCTAAACTCACCCATGCGGAGTTAGCTAAGTTTTCTGCTGACGAGAGAGCGTATAAGAAAAGTGGCAGTGATTTTGCCGTGGTCGTCGAAGTGGGGTGGACTTACGGTGTTAACGCAGAAATATCACAAGCCCTACGTAATGCAGTAGATGCGAGCAGGATTGTTCTCAACCTTACACTTGTGCAGCACAAATTTAGGTTCCGCGAGGAAGGCACTATTGATTTAGATATCGAATATGTGGCGCGCCTTGAAGGGATTATGAATGACTATGGGTCCAATCTTCTTAATATAACTTCCGATGGGAAGAGTAATGCGGTTGCTAAAGAGATGGAAGACGTGAAGTCTAAAATTCAGGTAATGCAAACTGCTATTGATAGTCCCACTGGGGTGTTTGCGTGTGTGGAAAACCCGGCGATGACGAACCGACAACAGAACGCACTCGACGCCAAAGCCGCCAAACTCGACAAGAGGATCGACAAGCTCCAGGAGGAATTAGCTGCGCTCACTAAGCAGTTAAAACTGTCGTTGTATGGGAAATTTACTCAATTCTTGCTCAAAAAAAAGCGATTGTTTTTTCTGGATGTAAGCGATCAGGATTATGCATACAGCAATATTCCTCTTACAGAGGCAGACTCCTCAGTCGCGCAAGAAAAAGCAAAGACGAATGCCATCGGGCAGTTGGCGGAAGGCACCGTGAGTGCCACGCAGAATGTATCCACGGGCAATGGAGCATTAGGAGATCGTGACCTCTCTGATACTAAAATCAAGTCTCGTGTTTATGGCGCCATCAAGCGAACCAAGGGCAAGAGAGAGGGTTATAATGCTTTGGCATATTTCTACTTAGGGGATCTGATCAACTTCTATGGCGGAGTGATGCCCGCCGAGGATACTAATGATGTGGACAAATTTGAAATCTTACTCGGGGATCTCACGTTCTTGGATTATAAAATGGTAGGCGGTTCAGTGGTAGAGGAGTTGCAAGACGATGCCGTCACGGAAGACATCGAGGTGAGCGAAGCAACCACCCAAGTCGCCGCCGAGGGAATTTTGGCCAACCAAAGTGCTTTCCGCGTCACTAAGAACTTGGCGCATGTTCCTATTTCTTTCTCTGCCTACACTACATGGTTTACGGACGAGGTAATTAATGGGGACGAGATTTTTACTTTTAAATCTTTTGTGCAATCCCTTACGACTCGATTGTTGGTAGGGACATTGCAGGCAACAGAGGCAAATTATGTACATTCAGATTTGAGGCGCCTCATGAAAGAACGCAATCAGGTCAAATCAGCGGTCGTCTATGGAAAAAATATCCACTTAAAGCGAAGATTTTTAAACACGGAGAAAGTAGATCCCGCCACGGGGGAAAGTACTTTACTCATCAAACCTCAAACCCTTCACATTAAACACGGTAACACTATGAGTGAGGCAGTGGAGGGGGGAGTTGTAGACCCCCTTCAAAAAGACAGGCAGTTTTTTGTGTTCTCAGTCAGTCGCCTTCCTTTTGAATCTCAAGTGGTGGACGAAGAAAAAAATGCTAAGGAGGGGGTATATCACTTAAAGATTGGCGCCGACAAAGGATTAGTGAAGACGATTGATCTACAGCGTGAATCTAATAAGCGTATTCGAGATGCCAACATCATGCGCGCATATAACAACGGAGGCGCCGGATTGGGAAGCATTAAGGAACCTTATAATGCGACCGTTAGAATATTTGGGGGCGGATTCTTCCAACCCGGCACTTATGTTTATATTAATCCTACCACCATTGGGTTAGGCACGGGCGCCGAAAGGTTATCGATTGCTCGCATGTTGGGAATCGGGGGATTTTATTTGATTACCCATGTGTCTAGTATGGTGACGGACGGTATCTTAGAGACAACCTTGAAGTGCATTTACCAGAATGACGGGTACCTTCCCGATGCAGAAGCCACCGAAGCGTTGGCGTCGGGGGAACCCGCCACCCTAACTGACACCGAGGGGAACAGTTGTGGGCCTGTCATTATTTCATCCCCTATTAATGGAGCGGAATAAAATATGAAAATAAGTTTTGCTTCTAATTTAAGTCCCGCGCAAGATGCCTTCATCGAGAGGCAAAAGTATCTCACCAACTATCCTCCGGGTATTCGTGATTACAGAGAAATTAACCTATGGTATAACGAGATAATGTGGGGTCGCGTCAATCGCAAGGGAGATGTAGTATATCCCGTAGAAGGGTTTCTCAAGCAATTGAGAGGGGGCCCAAGTGTCCCCCAGAACTATTTTGTTCTCAATTTTGTGGCCGATGCTTACGAGTCTTTCCGCAACGACATGGCGCAACAAGAGAATCTGAACCACTTTGTTAATTTAGATGGATCCCCCTTCGAAGATCGTTTTCAACCCACCAGTGGTTGGATCAGTACTACTCACAATTTTAACACCTATATTCAAGGGTACTATGAGAATTTTGTCTTACCCTTCATGTCTGCTCCCGAACGCATAAACGATATACATAACTTTGACGACTTTGTTACGGAGTTTGCGCGCTTAGTCGACCGAACATCGCTCCTTATTCCCTTCACCAAGACAGAATATATTGTCAGCAAGTATGCATCGCCTCTGGTGAGCGGCATGATGGTAGAGTTCGATACGCGAGAACACGGGGAAGACCTCCCCAAGATCACCCAGTTCGTCAATAATGTTAATTTTGAATTATACCGTGAAATAGCAAGTCAAAATGGATTTGTGGTGGATATGAATGCCCCTTGGCGCCTCATTGCAGATATATCATCTTGGCCAATGCAACAATTTATGGCAGCATACAATATGAACAACGATCTTCTCTTCGATAAATATTATTATAATTCATCTTTCTTTGACATCCCTAACATAAGGGTGTATATGCGTAGTTTCTATGAATCTTTTGTTGAGGCATTCCCTACCACGCGCCAAGTCGAAATACAAACCCGCAATGGTCGCAATATTAGCTTGACACGCGTAAAGAAACGTGCTACAATGGATCGTGAGGCGTATTTTGATCGGTATCCAAATGCGTTTTGGGTGAGATTTTACATTTATATACGGGCAAAGGAAACAAATCGGGAGTGGGATCAGTATAAATTTGATCACATTGTGAAGCGCGCAACAGATTTTCTCCGCTATGCGGGTGAAAATGCTACTTTAAAGTTTATCAACAAAGAGGTAAAGAGGGCGCCAGATGAATATGAGCGAACCGAGCAATACCAGCGAGGCACCTTCCGGTTTAAAAGAAAGAGAGATTAGAGTGAGTAATGTTTTCACTGTTTTAGATTCAAAAAAAGAGTGTTTAGGATATTATTACGACGGCACTATCCAACAATATCGGGGCAAAAGTCAGAATGTGACATGGGATTACAATCCGTTGTTTGCCGGCGACCCCGTAGAGTGTGTAAAGTTGTACGGGAAAGGGAAATCTCTTACCGACTTATGTCCGGAGCACTTAGTAGATGAGTGGGATCACATGCAAAAGCGAAAGGAGGCATTTTATAGTGCTGTCCGAGTTTCTAAAGTAGATGTAGGAAATGTGTGTACTGAAGACATTCTTCCACGGTGGTTTATAAGAGACTACTCACAAGTTAAGTGTGATATTATTGAGTGGATATTTAATCACGAAGAGCGCCCATCCACCTATCATAGAATGTTAGAGTTGGAAAAACTTTTTACTGAGATTAAGAGCAACCCCCTCAATGTCGATTTAAATGCGATGAGCAGAGAGATTTCGTCGCTGGTGGTGAGAAAGAATTTAAAAAAGTTACACCGTGTAGATAACACTCTCTCCTATAATCAATTTGGATCGGTAACGGGTCGCCTTATCCTTGAAAAGGGGAGTTTTCCTATTCTTAATTTACCCAAGAATTTCCGTAAGGTTCTACAACCTACCAATGATTTGTTTGTGGAGTTTGATTATAATGCAGCAGAATTGCGGACGATGCTCTCTCTAATGGAGATAGAGCAACCCACCGAAGATATTCACGATTGGAATATGCGCCACATCTTCAAAGGTTCGTGCACCCGTGAGGAGGCAAAGAAGCGCCTTTTTGCGTGGTTGTATAATCCCCACTCCAACGACGCCCTGTTGAATAAAACCTACAACAGAGATGAAGTATTGGGAAAATATTGGGATGGTACCCGCGTGACAACTCCTTTCGGGCGCGTTATAGAAGCGGGTGAGCATTATGCTTTAAACTATCTAGTACAAAGCACCACTAGCGATTTAGTCTTGGAGCAGGTACTCAAAGTACGCGAATTCCTTGAAGGAATGCCATCGCGCATAGTTTTTTTGATCCACGACAGTTTTGTGCTTGACATTCCCGCCGAAGCGCGGTATAATATACCAGAGATCAAAAGCATATTTGCGTCCAATCGGTTCGGAGACTATAAGGTTGGAGTGAGCGCGGGAAAAGATTTTGGAACCATGCAGGAGATTAAGGTATGACATATTATAACAAACTAGTAAGAGATAAGATTCCCATGATTATGGAAAAGCAGGAGAAAAGTTTCACCATGTGGCAAGCAGATCAAGAAGAGTATCCTTCTTATCTTAAAAAGAAGTTAGTGGAAGAGGTGGGAGAGTTTCTTGAAAGTCCCTCCCTCAAAGAACTTGCAGATGTTCAAGAGGTGATTAATGCCATTCTTAAGGAGATGGGATATGTACAGGGAGATTTACGACATGAGCGCGCCAAAAAGATAGAATCGCGTGGCGCCTTTAACGAACGATGGATTCTAGGAGAAGTAGAGGATGATTAATGTCATTGGACTAGGTAACGCCGGATGCGCTATTGCTGAGTTATTGGGTGAATATCCTCCTTATAAGATTTTCAAAGTGGACGTCGGGATTCCTAAAGCAAAGAATAATTTTTCTATTACTAAGCGCAACTCGCCTGAAGAGTATGAAAGTAAATTCCCAGAGCGTGTGATTAATGCCTTGAAGAAAATAGAAGGAAGAGCAGTGTTAATAGTCGCCGGCGGTGGCAAGATTTCATCAGCATCCCTCCGTATATTAGAAGCAGTACAGCACGTGCCTACCGAGGTGGTATATATTCGTCCGGATCGGTCGAGTATTTCCAAGAGTGCAATGACCATGGACAATGTTACTTTTAATGTTTTTCAAGAGTATGCGCGCTCGGGGGTAATAGAGCGTCTCCTCTTGCTGTCCAACTCTTCGGTGGAGGAGGGAGTGGGAAACATTCCGGTTGCTCACTACTATCCTCGCCTCAACTCTATTATCGCCTCCACCTATCATATGACCAACGTCTATAGCAATAGCGATGCAGTCTTTGCGAGTCCCATTGATGAGAGTGGTATATGCCGCATTGGGACGCTGGGTATTGGAACCATGGCGAATGTAACAGATCGTCTATTTTTTCCTCTTGATTATATTAGCGAGAAGACCTACTTCTTTGCGATCAACGAGAAGCAATTAGATGAAGACGCCGCCCTTTTAGGGCGTATTAAGTTACGGGTCAAGCAAGATGACACCACAATCAAGGCAGGATTTGGGGTCTATGCCACACCCTATGAAGAGAACTATATTTATCTTTTAACCAACACAAAAATCATACAAGGAGTAAATTATGATGAGTAAAATATATGCAGGAATGTTTAAGAAAAAGAATGATGATCTAAGGCACATGACATTTGTGAAACTAGATGATGTACCAGAGACTTTTTTGTCGACGAAGATTAAAGAAGGTACTAAAGAGCGTACGATGCCTAAAGGTATGGAATTGGTCTGGGATTTAGATGCCGCAGATTTCCGCGTGTTTAATTATTCTTCTCAAGTGGGAGACTTACGGGAGATTGAGATGACCGATGATGAAAGAGTCAAGTTGTTTGGGTAGGGGGTCTTAAGTGCTCCGGCGAACTATTTATAATAATAGATCAGCGGAGCACACCCCTTATCCACGGAGCACACCCCTTATGAAAATGAAGATATTGTTAGAAAACTTTAAAAAATACGTGAACGAAGAACAGCAAGAACTCACCGAGTTCTTTACGCCGCCTTGGTGCGAAGGGGGTGGTTTGACCACCGACACCGCCGAGACAGTTTGTGATTGGATCGCCCATCTCAAAGACCAGATGGGAAGTGAATGGACCGAGCAGGACCAGCAAGTGGTTATGGGATCCGAAGATCCATCCGACGAATCAGGCCATCCTCCTTTTCACCCGAATGCCATCATGGATGCCGAAGGAAATCCACTAAACTTGCTGAAGCATCCTTATTATATAGAGAGGGGTTTTGATAAGATTCTCGCCCCACTGATTAATAAGTGGGCGGAAGGTGAGGGCATTAAGAGATCCGTGGGGCGCAGCGGGGACATGTTTGGAGATCCCATCGAAGGCGCCGAGTACTCGGATGAAGATTTGAAAAAGGTCGTGGGTGCGTTTCTACGTAAACAAAAGCGAAGTCCCCAAGATATAGAGCAAATATTAAATAATGCCGATACGGAACAATTACAAAATATGTTGTTGAAATTCAAAGATATCCAGGGGGGATAGGGAATATGAAAATGAAGATATCCACCAACCAACTTAACCGCATTGTCCGAGAAGAGACACAGCGTTTCCTAGAAAAGAAAGAGTTATCTATGCAAGATATTCTCCTAGACAAAGGCACCATCCGCGTTGGAAGCAGTGGTGCTGCCGTATCTCAAGTGCAAAATGCTCTGGGACTAGAGGTCGATGGAAAGTTTGGTCCCGGCACAAAGAAGGCGGTTCAGGATCTCCAGAGAAAATTAGGGGTAAAACCTGATGGAGTTCTGGGCGGAGCGACAGCGCGCAAGTGGTTAGGGATCCCCGCCAACAAAAGGGGAAAAAAGGGCAAACAACGCGCCGCACTCATGGCAGGAGAGAAAGACCTAGAGAGGTTGGATTCTCACCTGAGTACGTTTTCCTATGTAAACGAAGAAGAGATGGAAGAGATATATAATATTATTAAGAAATATAAATCTACGGATGCCTGGGAAAAAGCGCTTGTGGACGGATTTAAAGAGAAGACGGGGGATGACTTAGTGTCACGCATTCAGAATATTTCAGGCGTCGAAAAATACAAAAAGGCATCCCTAGAGTTGTTGGGAGCGAAGTATGAAAAGGATCTTACTACCAAGGCGAAGGAACTAACTCCGGGCAAAGTCTTCAAGAAGATACAAAGTGCGTTCACCCGATTCGCCTCAAACGTGCCTCTTGGAGGAGATCTTCATACGCGTGCTTTCTTAAGTTTTATGGGATGGCGCAATAATCCATGGACCGAAAAGGACATGGCAGAAGATGAAGTGAAGTGGATTAGAAACTTTTTAACTAATCTCACCACCGGCGCCTACGAAAAAGATCCCAACCTTAGCACAAAGACAAGACAGCGGTTACGACAGGAACGGCGCAACTGGAAAAAAACTGGCACCTTCCGCTTCGGCGACAAGACACTGGGTAAAGCATACTCCGTCTACAAAGCAGAGACAAACCCAGAAGAAGAAACGGGCATTTACTATGGTCAGAGCGGCAAGCCGCAATCATTTAAAACCCTCTTCGTAGATCCCTCCAAGGCAGCACAGATGGAAAAGTTTTTAGGACAATTTACGTTTCAGGGAAACCCCGAATCAGGATTTACCATCGCTGATCACTATGACTTTAATGACTTTGATCGTGCTAAGAATGACGAGCAAGTTGAAAAGGTAGTCTCCCAGCGTATCGACTCTCTGGCTCAATCTGCCAAAGATAAAGATATTTACCGAACAGCGCGCAATCTTGCACCGCTGTGGGCCCACTATACTAATCATGAAGGATTTCCGGTTAAGATTAAAGTCTAAGTAGCGGATTCCTAGAAAGAAGAATTTTCATGACATTTAAAATTATTAAATGCTTCCTCCTCGTGGGGATAATAGGGAGCATTTGGCTCGCCACTACTGCATGTAGTCGCGCCTCCCTTGCGTTTACCTTGGGGACCGGCATTGGTACCCCCCACCTTCAAGCACGTATTGATACCATTGAAAGAAAAGCAATCGCTGCTCAATCTTTAACACCCCAAGAGCGCATCTTTCTAGATGATTTTTACCACACCTTGGCGTGGGGAGGAAAATCTACAGTGATACTGAGAGAGACGGGGGGACTCATGTTTCATTATTTAGATGGAAATGGCGAAGATTATCAGATTAAGGCACATGTCTTTAAAGAGAACAAGTTGGTTCAACGGAACATGCGCCACTTGAGACGGTTGGTAGAGCATCACCAATGCCCCAAGGGACGCACCTTTTCAACTGCACCTTTTTACATGCCCCACCGCAGTCAGAAGGATTCTATATTTGGACTTTATTGGGGGACGTTGCACGTGACCTCCACGCCGGTAGGTGCACGCCGTTGCAAATTAGAGTGGAGAGCGGAAGTGCCATGGCACTGGCCCTCCTATGAAACACTCCGTCGCCGCCATGGGAGTGCGTGGAGTGAAAGGTTTCCGATCCCTAATGCAAAAAGCATTTTACGTGGGAAGGCATATTCTCTCTTTGTGGGTAATGGATTGGGTGGCCATCTCGTGTCTTTGGGGATGGCAACCCCCTTTAAAGGGTATGGGACGTGGGAAGAGGCACTCCGCCTAAAATAAAATTATTTTTAACAAAAGGCTTGACAAAGTGTTCTGCCTGTGTTATGATACGACATCAACAATTGAAAAGGAGAAAACTAAAATGGCAATTGATATGAAGAAAATGCAAAGTAAATTTAATAATTTGAAAGCACGTAGTGCTGGAGGTTCTTGGTGGAAACCGCAAGATGGGGTGCAAACTATTCGCATTCTTCCAACGGATGATGGGGATCCATTCAAGAGTTTTCATTTTCACTACAACATCGGCAAGGAAAATGGTTTCCTATGTCCGAATAATAATTTCGGCGACGACTGTCCCGTCTGTAACTTTGTGAAAAGTCTTTACCGTGAAGGTGATGACGAATCCAAAGCGATGGCGCGCCAGTTGAACGCCAAAAGTCGTTTCTTCTCACCCGTCTTAGT